GAAGAGTTTGTAGAACTCGGGGTTTTGTTTGTGCCACGCCCACCATTTTTCTTTGAGGTCTTCCTTCATGTAAACAACATGACGGCGATGCCAGCCAACAAGGCTCCTACTACGGCTTGAGCTATATAGCGTTTTGTCTTGGATGGTTCCTCAACAGGCTCGAAGTCGTATAGATCGTTCACGCCTTCGCCTAACCGGGCGGCATCATCTGGCTGCAAGGCTTCTTTACCGAACAGGGCATTGAGCCCCGGTTCGAGTTCCTTGGCCAGTTCGGCGGAGGTAATGGGCGCTTTATCTACTTTAGCGCAAGCGGCTTTAATGTCTTTGACCGGCTGTTTCATCCAGTTGGGGTCGTTGCCTTTTAGCAGCCATCCCATGACTTCGCTTCGATCCCAGCGGTTGACTTTTTTCGGCCCGCGGGCGTTGTTGCTTGCGATTTTCTTTGGTTTTGGGAACGTGCCCAGTTTGACGCGACGATAGACAGTGGGCTTTGAGACTTTTGCCATCAAGCACACTTCGTCGATATTGATAAGGTCTTTCATAGGTGCATCTCCATAGTTTTGACACTCATCGATAATATGCGAAGTTATGCGATGTTGTCAACAAGCTTAGTGGATTTCGTCGCTGGACGGATGCGTGATGATTGTTGTTTCGGTGTGGAATGCTGCGTTGGATATGCAAGACGACAGCATACCCATTGCTGTTTGGGTATCGGGTGAAACGGCGATGAGGTGTGTCAGGATTTGCGTGAGTGCCCCGCCGAGAGCTGGGCCTTTGCCCAGCCCCATGGCATCAAATTCCTCCAGCAACTCCTGCGTACAGTCTGCTGCTGTTAGAAAATCATCTTTAGCTTGTTCAGCCAGTGAGGATGCGTTGCCATGCTTTTTCGAGTTCATTCACTTTTAACTTTTTAGCCTCTGGTTTCAACTTATCATCATTCTCAATTGCCGTCATTTGGTTATTGATTGCCGTGTTGACCTGCGCCACGGCCCATGACCAATCGATTTCGTTTACTCGCTTTTTGGCTTCCATGTATCGACCTCCGCATACCATTTGCCGTTTCGGCTTTCGCACACTTGAACGTTGATCCACTCGTCTGTCTGTCCCGTGAGCCACGCAGCGAGTTCTTCGCGTTTGATGCTGATATTACATTTGATCCAATCGGGAGCCGTGTCCCGTGGTTTTTTGGCGATGAGGCCATCGACGAATTGCTTTTGATTTTCCATTTTTCTCTCCTTAAACGAGGTGCCCCCAGCCGGGGGCAACCGAACTGGGGGCTAGTCTCTTCTACGGAGTGCAGCCGAAGCCACGAAAAGAACTATACTCCCAGAGTATGCGATTTGCAACACTTAATCGCATAGATCACTTGGATACTCGGCGTCGGGCATTCTGTCATGTATGTCGAGTTTGCACTGCGGGCATCGACGGTGAAGCTTTTCCTCAGTTTTTTCAATAACTTGCAAAGACGTCTCGCACTTTGGGCAAAGGTTTTGGATTAAACGCTTGTGGATTTCACCCGCGGCGCTCGTCAGGTCGCTCATCGATCACCTCAACTTCACCATGCTTTTCTTTGTACCAATCAAAAACAACGCGCAGTTGACCACCGATGGTTCGACCTTCGTGTTTCGACATTTCTTTGATTTCCTCGTAAACCTCTCGCGGCACAAGGATGCTCTTCCAGCGTGTTGTATCCATTAAATTTCTCCAGCATACCCGGGCATGTGTAGGATATTATAGGAGATTATAAGAGAACGCAAGAAAAACCCCGCCGAAGCGGGGTTAGTTAGTCGAAGCGGGGTTAGTTAGTCGAAGTAAAAACAAAAGCTGTCGCCTTCTCCGAAGGGGTGGTGATCCACCGTTGTTGGCTGCCCGGACTTATCGTAATGGGTTTTTACGATTCGTACTTGTGAGCAGAGGTCGCCTTCAAAATCTTCAATAGTTAACTCTGATTTGAAGCGATCATTCACGTGTTTTTGCAAAGCCTCAATTAGCTCGTGGTAATAAATTTCTATTTTCATGTTGCGTTCCTCCGTAGTTAGGAGGGCGTTATCGCATAACATCGCATACATGTCAACCTATTTAGCTTCGCCCCACGAAGGTCCGATTTCGACGTCGCACTTGCTTGGGACTTCCAGCGGAACAGCCTGTGTCATGATATTAGCAATCTCATGAGCTTCTTCAACGCTTTTGACCGACATAGCGATTTCATCATGGATTTGGATCATTGGAAGACGGCCTGTCTTGTAGATGTCCACCATAGCTTTCTTTGTCATGTCCGCAGCCGATGCTTGGATCAAGCGGTTCAAAGCTTTGTAGGTGTATGCCCGCTTCAGCCTTGCGGTTGGCCCGTAGGTATCGACCGCTTCGCGATAGGGCAAGGCTTTGTTCATAGCGAACGTGTCGGGCTCCCACAAATCGAAGCGGCATTTACGGCCAAGCAACGAGCGCAGCGTACCTTTGGACGATTTCTCGTTCAGACGGTTCGTGACGCCATTCATCAGGCCCTTAACGAACGGAACGCGGTCGTGGTATTGCTTGATGATTGCTTTGGCTTCTTCCACGGTGATGTCGAGCTGTTCGGACAGTTTATTCACGCCCATGCCGTACATCATGCCGAGGTTGATGGTTTTTGCCTGCTTACGCGGGATGTTAGCCATCTCGGCCACCATGTCGTGGAAGTCGGTCGCCGGGTTGTTGTTATATGCCTCGACGAACTCCGCAGCGCCCTCAAGGGGCAATCCTCGCGTTTTTCCATATACATGCGCATAATGGGTCAAGATGCGTGGTTCCTGTTGCGAGAAGTCAATGGCAGCCCACTGGTCGCCTTCCTCTGGGAGGAACAGACTACGGATCATTGGACCCAGCTCGGGATCGCGGGCCGGGATTTGTTGCAGGTTGGGGTTGGACATAGAGAACCGCCCGCTGACCGTGCCCCCATCATCAGAACGGATTTGGTTGATATGAGCATGTATTCTGCCGTCACTGTGGCAGTGTTTCATGATGGAGTTGATGAAGGTTCCGGATGTCTTGTTCAGGTTCCTTGCTTGGACGATGAGCTGCGCGAGGGGATGTTCATGCTCTTGGAGGAACAGCTTCGTGAACGACGGTGCGCCTTTTTCGGTCTTTGGATATGCGACGCCGACTTTGTCGAACGCTTTCGAGAGCGACTGAGCAGCCCAGATTTCGACATCGCTGCCAACGACGTGCTTGATTTGCTTCAGGACCTCCCTCTCTCGTTTGAGCAGGTTATCCCGCGTTCTCTCTACCCGGTCGGTGTCGACACGGACACCGCGCATGGTCATGTCAACGAGACATGGGAGCAGATCAAGTTCGAGGTTTGCGATAGGCCAAAGGTCTTCTTTTCCAAGCTGTACGGAGAAGTAATTCCAGAGTTCGAGGGTCAATACGGCGTCAGCTTCAGCGTAAGGTCCAACGTACATGGCTGGCATCTTCCACATTTCAGCTTTCGGGTCGATGCCGAACTCCCTTGCAGCTTCGACAAGGGCCTTCTCTGATTTGGTTTTGTTGAGGTGGTCGTAGCACAGCGCGTTTAGACTGTAGCTGAACCGGTTTTCATCCAACAGGGATGCCACCACCATAGTATCGATGATGCGGCCTTTGACCTCGAAGCCTGACGCAGTAATCCAGCCCAAGTCATACTGGGCGTTGTGCATGATTTTATCTGCGGGGCATTCGAAAACCTTTTTGAGCCACCGGTTGACGATCTTTTCGTCGAGATTGCCGCCGCCGAGGTGTTTGACTGGCAGGTAACCTGACCAGCCGTCCACCGCAACCGCGTAGCCGACAATATATCCGTCCTTGGTTGGCCAACCCGGACCATTCTGTTTTAGGTTCGAGTCTTTTGTTTCCACGTCGATTGCAATTTTCTTTGCCGACGTGATGTCTGGTAATTCGAGCGGGGGAACCCACTCACTTTTCGGTGCGAACATCGCCATTTGTAAACCCGCCACGTGCATACTCCATTGTTTGTTCCACGGACCGTGCATCGAGGGCGACGAACTCTGCCCCAAGTGCCGAGTATCCGACTTTATCGACCCATGAGTCGTATTTATCCATATTGGTAAGTAGTCTGCTGGTTTTTAGCCAGTCCATCATGAGAGCCACGTGAGACGGGGTAAGATACCCATGCGTCTTGAGCGCCTCTCTGACGATGATGTTCCAGCCTTCGCAGATACGACCATGGTTATCGTAAGCGTCACCATAATCTGCCGCTCTATCGCCGTTTATCAGGTCTTTTGCGGCATCTATAACCTCGTTGCGCCGCATCAGTGTTCCACCTGATTAACGTAGCCTGTGTGAACAAACTCGCCGAGTTCTTTGTCGTACTCGAACTTCACGGCAGGAATGTCTTCGTCTTTGACGGTGGGGTCGTCCCACATCTTTTGTGCGCGGTATGCCTCAAAGTCGGTGACGCCCATCTCTTTGTACTGCTCGCGCTTTTTGCGCTCATGTTCTTTCCATTCATCCCACGTCATCTTAGTCATTTTCGTTCTCCTTTGGGCGATAAACTAAAACCATCGAACCGCATCCGGGACAGGACAGGTTAGTGACCATGTTGTATTCGTTGTGAATTGACTCTACGTCTTCACCTTCGTCCGCGGCGATAGCCGTTGAGTAGCTCTCGACGTCACAATCGTGATCGCCGTTCCAAATAAGGTCTGTTTTGCAGTGCCAACAATTCATAGGTCATAGCTCCTTGATATGTCTTCCGCGTCGACGATGTAGAGGTTTTGCTTGGTCCGTGTGACGCCAACGTAGAACACACGGTGCATGTCATCAGGATTGATGCGCATTTGTTCGTCTGCCGCTGGACTAAGGTCCGTGAACAGCACGACGTTATCTGCTTCCCCGCCTTTTGATCCGTGGATCGTGGAAGCTGTGATGCGGGGGATGCCATTGAACTTCTCACCACGGCGTAACAGGGCCGTGATGTATGCCCGATCTGTTTCGGGCAGCTTATCCATGGCTTCTGACCAGATCATGTTGGGGTCTGCCAATAAACCATGGTTAACGGTCAAGGCTTGCATGTTAACCAAGTCTTGATCCTCTAGCCCCGGCAGCTTTTTAAAGCCGCGCTTCACGCGTTCCCCGAGGGACATAAAGCCGTAAATCTTGCGAGCGGTCTCACCGGAAACTTCTTTTCCTTTACGCAACTGCTCCCAGCCATTTACTGCATCAGAAATCTTTTCACTGATGGACCGATGGCCGCGATAAGTGAAGAGATAACCGTTTGACTTCAGGTCGTTAGCCACAGGTTGGAGCTGATAACCGGCCTGCGATAAAATTAGCCACGAGCCTTGCGCCATGTCCACTGCGTTGATAGTTGTTATCCGCGCCACATTGCCCAGATCGTCACGAGGCTCGTATTGCTTTGGAAAACGTCTCGCGATGCGGCGCACGACACTTTCCGCGACATTGTGAACAGACTTCGGAACCCGATAAGACTTCGACAGGGTTTCGCTTCCGCCCGGCAGGTTGATGAAGTGGTCGACGTCTGCGCCCGCCCAACGATAGATGGCTTGGTCATCGTCTCCTGCGGCGTACATGCGCTTGGAATTACCATCCAGAATATGAGCGATGTCCCACTGTAGCGGACTTAAATCCTGCGCTTCGTCGAGAAAGCACAGGTCGAACTCGGGGCAATACTTATCGGACTGCCGAACAAACTCTGACAGCATGTCGGTGAAGTCATAAAGGCCCATCTTATCTTTGTATTCCCGCAGGCACTTGTCGACGTAGCTGACAGTATTCCAATCTTGGTCGATGTTGCTCTCGTTGTACTGGTCGCGCAGCGGCACCTTGCGCAGACGCGCCAAGTTAATCAGACCAAGCACAGGATCGTTGGCCGCGGTCATTGAGGGGACGTCCTCAAACTGGTCGTGTTTTGCGCCAACTAGACTTACGCCGATGGCGTTCCCCAGTTCTTTGTAATGTAGCGGCTGCATAACTTGCTCGGGCCTAATATCGGTAGCAGTTAGCGCCAGCGAGTGCAGTGTTCGGAAGTAGATTAGGTCTTTTTTCGGGTCCAAGCCGAAGCGAGCGGCTGCCCGCTCTTTTGCTTCGTTTGCGGCCTTACGGGTGAACGCAAGAAACGCAATACGATGTGGATGCACCCCACTTTCGAGGGCGTCGTCAACCATGTTAAGCAGGGTTGTTGTCTTACCTGTGCCCGGAGGACCAAATATCCTAAACATTTTCCGCCTCCACCTGTCTTACTATCTGACGGATACGCTCCCTACTTAGGTTGTATCGCTGCCCAATGGCAGTGAACGTCATACGTTTATCAAACCAAAGCTTAAAAATCTCTTGGTTACGCTTGGCAAACTTATCCTTTGTCAAAACGGAGCCTCCTCTGCGCCAAACTTCGGAGGTTTGATTTCGATGTCGGCGTTATCAAAAGCCGGTATCTTCCAAACACGCACCGCTCTTCCTTTAATCTTCAGCACGACGCTCTCGCCACTGATGTCCCGCAGACGCTGGGCAATCCGATGTGACTTGTATTCAAAGAACTTGTTCTTACGCAGGAACGCTTCAAAATCTTTGAGGCGAAAATATGTCCAACCCTCATCTTCATCGGTCCAAGGGCGGCGCAGCAAGATTTCTTCTTTGTCTTGTGCTTGCTGTAGGTGGCGGCAAAACTCTTCGAGGTAATCGTAGAACTGACCGCTGATACTGGCATCCTGCGCCACTTCGATGATGGCGCTTTCGTTGTCACGCATTTCAGTCATCAAGGTGCTGATGCGGCTTTCCCATTGCTGCTTGGCTACGGAGCGCGGCATAAAGTTGAGCTGCTCCATGCAAGCCCGCTGGAACGTCATCTGGTTCATCAGGGCGTCTGTATCAAGCTCCAGAGGCTCGCCGTTAACGTCCATAAACCAAACCGGGGGTGTTGAGTTATATTTGCGCAGATTGGCAATGGTAGCCCCGGAGACAGCCGCTCCGACGCCGTGTTTACGGGTGCGGCAAAGTTCTTTATTGCAGTGCGCGTTGATTGGTGCGTCGTTACATTTGAAAGCGTAGTCTTTTCGCTGGACCTGCTTTGCAACTATGTTGACCTCCGGGAGTGGAAGCGGCGGAGAAAGGTACTCCATGTTGTATTTAAGAATTTCGGATTCCCAACTATCTGGATACGCTTTTCGTAAATAAACGCCGATGTTGAATAACCCATTATTGCGGCCCCCTTCGCTGATGCCCATCTTACAAAGTATCTGTAAGCACGGCGGGCCATCCTTGAGCAGGTCGGTTTCGCCGCTGCCTATTACTTGAAGCTTAACAACTTCTTCTGGGGTCTGGGCATATTTATCGTACAGGGTGAAAAATTCTTCTATTGACGCCGAAGTACCGTCGTCAAGGAAAGCGTAACGCAGACCATTTTCGTGGTCATAATATGGCAAATTGAGAAAGTTACCCACATCGCCACGATCTAAGTGCAATTTGACTTGCTTTGGAAATATCTCGCTCTCTCCATATCCGAGAGCCGCGGACATATTTTGCAGGCTCTTCTGCATGTCCTTCGCTTCGACCCACTCCTTCGAAAACAGGAAGCAATGCGCCCCGCCGGACTTAGAACGGCAGACGACCAGCGGCAATTTCATGCGCCGGATTTTTTCGATAAGTAGTTTGTGATCGAGTGGATACTGATCGATGTCGATACAGCCCCACTTGCACATGTTGTCTTCGTTGATTGGAATGATGCCAAGACCATTCCCTTTGCCCGATAAATGGTTTTCCCACAGTTTCGTGGTGCGCGGTTCGCGTAACACGCCCGCTTTACCTTTAGCCTTACCGTTGGCTCCAGTGTTCTCTATCTTGAAGTAACCATAGGCTTCCTTCAAACCATCAAAGATTGATGCAAATTTTTCTAACGACATTGTTGCCCCCTACGGAAAAAAAACGCCGGAGCTGATGCACAGCCCCGGCGCACTGACGATTAAAACGGTGTGTCGCCGCCTACGGTATCGTCGTCCGTATGTTTAACAACAACATCTCCAGCCGTGATGCTGTCAGCAAACCCCTTTGCACGGGTGTACAAAGATGCTTCTGTGATGGGGCCGTCCAGCGACATCTCCCAGCCATGCCAAGAGCCTTTGGAGTTTTCTTCACCAATGGTCTTGAGGTGGTAGATATGCGAGAAGCGAGGCGGGGTGAACGGGCCGTTCTTACCCTGCATCTGGCGGGAAGCCATCATGCTATTCCATTTACGCGACTTTTTGAGCTGCGTAGACTTCATAGCAATCAGCGCGGTTTCCGCCGACCCATCTTCTTTGATGATAATCACAAAGTGCTGGTGCGTTTCCTCGATGTAGTCGCCATCTCCTCCAACAACATATTCTTTGTTGTCTTCGGGTGAACGCTCCGTCTTGGGACGCTGATCTTGTGGCTCGTAAATTGCCACGGGCGCACCGCTTCCGCTGCCACGCGGAGCCCACTGAATAAACCGACGCTGGTAGGCACATGGGACAACCCGAATGCCTGTTTTACCTTTGACGATTTCACCAGTCACGGTGTTATAAATGTCGCCCTTACGAGCCTCTTCGTTTTCGTCCAACACCGGGTCATTACCTGACAGAACTTTCAGGAACGGAAGAGCCATGTCCTCCTGTCCCATGTTCTCCATGCCACGGCCTGCGTCGGCTTCAAACATAGATGGATCGAATTCCGTGATTGCGGTGTTTTGCTTAGTAGCTACTGCTTTAGTATCGGCCATGATTATTTACCTTTCTTGATGACTGCACGTTGACCAACCCACGCTCCGAAAAGCTCCATAGGAAAGTCTTCCCCTTCTTCGACGCGTTCCTTGACGAAAGCGCGTAGCGTCTGCGGATGAATTTCTGTCTTTTGCTCGGGAACGTACCCTTGTTGCTGCGCGAACGCCGCAAACGAGCTTGCGAGATCGTCCTCTCCTCGTCCAAACTGGCACAAGACTGTATTCTTGATAATGTCATCGTACCCATGGTCTCGAAGCCACTCGTAGGCTTGAGGACGGTTATTTACGAGGATTGAAGCCCCGTAAGTTTGTTTAACTTCGACTTGTGAACCGTCGTCGAGGCTAAACGAAGAAATGCCAATCTCTGCAAGCATGGCTGGCATATCTTCATCCGTGAGCTTCAGAAGAGACTTCTTCTCATCTTTGAGAGTTTCCTCTAAAGATTTAATACGGTCTTCTTTGTCTCGGATTTGGCGGGCCAACGCAGCCACCGAAGTGAGCCCTTGTTGGTCTAGTTTTTCGACCGATGTTGCAAGCGTGTTTTCGAAATCCTGCTCCATCATTTTTGCGAGTTCATCACTCATCGTCTGTCTCCTTTCGTGGTTAAAGGCACCTTTCGGGCCTTGACAAATGTAGATAATATCTTATACTCGTGTCTTGTCAAGCAGTATTTTCAACGGGGATAAAAATGCACGGATTTGAGTTTAAGACCACGCCGTATGACCATCAGCGCAGAGCGTTGTCTGACTCGTGGGCCGCGGAATATTACGCGCTGTTCATGGAGATGGGGACGGGCAAGTCGAAGGTCGCCGTAGACAACATGGCCATCTTATATGAGATGGGGAAGATCAACTCCGCGCTTATTGTTGCGCCCAAGGGGGTCTACGACAACTGGGTCAAGGGCGAGATACCGGTGCATTTGCCAGATCGCATTGACCGTCGCGTGTTGCGCTGGACCCCTGTCCGTACTAAGCGGTTTGAAGAAGAATTGATCGACATGATTACGTCGAAGGAAAAGTACCTGAAGATTTTTGTGATGAACGTCGAGGCGTTCTCCACGCCGCGTGGGACAGAGGCCGCAGAAGCGTTTTTGTTCCAAAACCCAGACAACATGATTATCGTCGACGAAAGCACGACCATCAAAAACCGCAAGGCGCAGCGTACTAAAAACATCGTGAAGTTGCGCGACCGAGCGAAGTATCGTCGCATTCTGACTGGATCGCCTATCACCAAGTCACCGATGGACCTGTTTAGCCAGTGCGACTTACTTAACGAAAAGTGTCTCGGGTTTAACAGCTACTTTGCTTTCCAAGCCCGCTACGCCAACGTGCAGAAACGCACTATGGGGCACCGTAGCTTTCAACAGATTGTGGGATACCGCCGTCTGGACGAGCTGTCGGAGAAGCTGGACAGCTTCAGCAACCGCGTCTTGAAGGAAGACTGTCTGGACTTGCCGCCCAAGGTGTATATACGCCGCGAGGTTCCGCTCACCAAGGAACAAGAACGTCTGTATATACAGATGAAAAAGTTAGCTTTGGCCAAGATGGAAAGCGGCGAGTTGGCAACGACCGCCAGCGTCCTGACGCAGATCATGCGTTTGCAGCAAATTTGCTGTGGCCACCTCGCACCGGATGACGAAGAAATCCTGACAATCAAGAACAACCGTCTGGACGAGCTGCTGGGTCTAATTGAAGAGGTCAACGGCAAAGCCATTATCTGGGCCACCTACTCCCACGACATCAAGATGATCGAACGCGAGATTGCCAAGCTATATGGTGAAAACAGCGTGGCGACCTATTACGGGGCAACCCCGCAAGACGAGCGTCAGGAAATCGTTAACCGGTTCCAAAACACCCGTGATCCGCTGCGCTTTTTTATAGGACAGCCCAAAACAGGCGGTTACGGCATCACGCTAACGGCGGCCAACACCGTCATTTACTTTTCCAACAGTTACGACTTGGAAATCCGCTTGCAGTCAGAAGACCGTGCGCACCGAATCGGTCAGGGCCATAAAGTGACCTACATCGACTTGGTGTCTCCGGACACGATTGATGAGCGCATCTTAGAGGCGCTGCGGAACAAGATTGATATTGCCGGTCAGGTGCTTGGCGAAGACGCCAAAGACTGGTTGCGCTGATCCTCTTGAGGCTCTCCATACGCGGCGTATTGGCGATAAAACTCGATACCACGAGCCTCTTCTTCGGTCTGTGGCGCTTGCTGCATGATGTTTGGGATCATCTGACGTGTCTGAGCGGGCTGTTCCGCGGGCCGTGTGCCGCCAAATACGCTTCCTAACCCGGACATCAGGTATTCGCTTTGAACCGGCGTAGGTGGCGTATATCCGGGCGTACCAAGCCCCTCTGGACGCATCCTCGGTTTAGGTGAAGGGTCTTCTCCTTCGACACGGGTGTAAAACGCATTCATATCCGGCAGGATTTCTCCTGTATCCACACCGTGGATCATTGCAACATAGTTACGGGTTTCCTCGAAAGGTGGAACACCACCGTATTTCTGCACATTACCGGGGCCCGCGTTATACGCAGCGAGGGCCAAGGGCACTGTTTGGAAGGTGTTGAGTTGCTGGCGAAGGTAACGTGCGCCACCACGGGCGTTTTGGATCGGATCGTTCGGGTCCACGCCTAGTTCACGCGCCGTTCCGGGCATGAGCTGCATCAGACCGATAGCACCCTCCTCACTAACGGGGCCTTGGCGACCTTTGTTCTCGGTGTACATGACGCGTAGGTATAGCTCTGGGTCGACGCCCTCTTCCATGGCGATGTCGATAGGGTCAAACCCGTAGTCGTTAATCACCTTTTGGCGCATTGCAGTCAGGTCTTCATCGGTTATGGCGGTGACGGCTCCGCCTTGTGCATAATTTCTGAATAGACCGGCCACGCCGCCTTCCTCATAGTTTCTAACTGCGGGTTCTTGTGTTTTTTCTTGCCATTCCAAAAAGTCTGCGAGTAACCCCGCCATTGAAGAGGACCATGGAAGCTCTCCGGTCAAACCCACTAAATAGTCCCCGGCAGAGGCACCGTAGTTTCCTCGATCCCATTCTGTTCGAGCATCGTCATAATAATTGTCGGGGTTTACTGCAAAATTTCTTACAATGTCGTGGAAGGGAAGTGTTCCACTATCCAACAGCTCTTGTTGCGTCATTTCAGCCACGGGGTTTCCGCCATCTTCAAAACCCATGGCAGTCGATCCGAAACCCGACATGCCTGCTAAACTTACTTCTGGCGTTGATCCAAAAGTATCTCGACCAACCGTGTAAAACTGGCCCGGTGAAGTCATGACCGCTTGTGCCGTAGCAGCGGCGTTACCGCGCCGTGTTGCCCGAGCTTGTGCGGATTCGACAAATTCGTCGACGTCTTTTCCGCTAAAACCGGGGTCTGCCGGAGCAACGGGTGCCGAACCGCCCTCAAAAACGGGTGCTGTTCCGACCCATTCGCCGGGCGACGCCACGGAATTTGCCCACTCTTCATACGGTGTCGTGCGGTCAGTCTCGTTCCACGCAGCAATTGCCTCGTTGTAGGCGTTTGCGTTGTTTCTCCAGTTCTCCAAGTCGGTGTTGTACTGATTAACCTTGGCGTTATGGGCATCTACCAAGGTTTGGTAAGAGCCCGCCTCTGTTTTGTACTTGTCGAGAGCCGTGTTGTAGAGGTTGATCCGGTTATCATAGTCTTCCATGATGTCCCGGTCATACTGGTAGTAACGGGCTTCCGGGGTGGCGTATCTAAGAATGCTCATCTTAACCTCCCATCAAGCTGCCGATACCAAGAAGTTCACGGTCCTCTGGAAATAAAGCTGCAAACCTAGTCCGATCCACTGGTCCCGAAGACTGGATAGGTGGCCGAGGAGGGGCCGCGGAAGCCTGTTGGACCGGACTAGATGCAGCTCCGCCGCCTTGCGTGGGAGATATGGCGGGCGGAACAAGAGACCCTTGCTGGGTAGGCGCAGGTACAACTGGTGCAGGCGTCGGGACCGGAGCTGGAGCCGGAGCGGGCTGCTGCTCTTCTTCGATGCTTTGCAGGTAATTCTGGATTTCCAGAGCGTCTTGCTCATTCAAGTTCTGGACCGCGGGCGCTGTGCGGCGAATGCTGCTCATAATGCCGTTGTCGATCAAGCCTTGTACGAGAGCTTGGCCAATTCGCTGTTGCTCCTCTGGGCTTGAACCACGACGTAAGACCGTAGCCAAGAGCTGGGGGTCTTCCACAATCGTAGTAATGACGTCCATCCGCAGCGAAGCGGGTAGCTCTGAAAGGTATTGGTTTACAACACGCTGCGCGAACTGCGAACCGGCCTGACGAGCAATAAGGCTTTGCGTACTGCCGCTCATGGCCCGCTGACCCAAAGCACCCAACTCCGAACCGGAGATACGGGTAGCCAGCATAAAGAGCGGTCCAACCTGTTGTGCAAACTCTTCGATTTCGCCCGGTTTGGCGCGTGAAGAGAACGCTTGGATTTGTGCCATACGGCCAAGCAAGCGACGAGTGCGCGAAATGTCGCCCTCGCTCATAATGCCCCGCTCTTGCATCCAATCTGCCAAAATTACGTCATTCGGAGAGTTCGGATGCGGTTCAAACATGGTGCGGTAAGCTGCTTCAATATCGAAGATCGGACCGTTTTCACCAGCGCGGTTGAACACGCTGTCCATAATTGATCGGCGGAAGCCGTTTACCAGCTCTTGCTTGCTGAACGTTTGACCGGCCATTGGTCCGGTCGTCACAGAAAATCCTTCGTCCCCCATTCCGTCGACATATGCCCAAAGGTCATTCAGGTCAGCAAACGGGCGCTCGTTTGTAAGCGAGATTGCACGAGAAACTTGCGTGGCAGGGTTCATTGTTTTATCAGGAAGCAGTTCATACAAGCTCAAAATGCCTCGACGGCGCTCTGCGGCAATCTCTGAAGTTTCCGTCGCAGTGTTTGTCAAAAGCTGCCGCGCCGTTCCAATGTTTTCGAGGTCTGACTTGAGCGCAGGCATCGAATCGAGCAACCGAGCGTTGTCTGGGCGACCCATCCAACGACGAAGTGCATCCACGTTAAGCGTCCGGCTTTCTGGATCGAGGGCCGCGGCCCGTGCAGAGCGGAGCAGCATTTCAGAAGCGCCGCGAATGTCCGCATTTGCCGTAATCATTTCCGTTAGGTTCTGACGTAGGCCCGGAATAGCGTCAATATCGGCCTGATTGGCATCAAACCAAGAGTTAAATGCCTGACGGTCGATCATTCGGGTTTCTGGGTTAATAACGCCTGCGTCAGTAGCCGACTGCATCAAAGCTTGGCCCGCGGGAACGTCGCTTGCTTCCAGCAATGTGCTAAGAGACTGACCGAACTGGGTTTGACCAATCATGTCTAGTTGCTGGGCTCGCAGGTAACCCGCGTCGCCAGAGAACATGCGATTGGCTAGAACACCCACGGGGATCGAAGGAGCGCCGGTTCTGCGGGTGCCCAACACGTCACCCGCATACATGCGAGTGAAGACGTCATTGTATGCCCGGCTGTATGCACGGGCATTGTCGTATGCCGCATCCGCGCCTTCCGGGAAGGCGTCGAGGTCACGCAGCAAAGCATCTGCAAACTCGTAGGCAATACGAGCCTTGTCCGACCTACCGGCAGCGGATAGTTCACGCCCTGCATTCAACGCGGTGTTTCGCATCGAAAACAGCTCTGATGCGCTAAGTGCGCCTTGCGGCGCAGGGGTGCCGTCCATGGCGGGTTGCTGCGTCTGTGCAATAAGAAGTTCAGCCTGACGATCCAGAGCATTGGCGTAGTCGCGAGTACGAGGAGTTGAGAAACGACCCCGCTGTGATCCAGCCTCTTGGCGAAGACGACGTACTGCGTCTTCTGTGGACATGCTGGCCAGCTCTTCAGATAACGCTTGGAACCGTTCGCTATATGTTGTGCCATCAATCTTCAGGAAAGCGGCATCAAAACGGCGTTGTTCTGGCAGAACAGGTGCGGCCCCGTCGCCATCCGAGCCAAAGCCGGGCAAGCCCAGTTCTTGGCCTTTGCGACGGACAAAATCGTCCATGTCGCGCAGTTCGGCAATACGCAGGATCGGGTTCCGCGCTTCAGGCATACTTTCGTCTGGCAAAAGGTCTTGCCAAGCACTGATGAAGTTAGGAGTGTCGGTTGGGTTACCCGCCGCATCCCTAAATTCGGTAATTTCTATGTTTTGTGGAATTCTCCGCCACAAGCTACGTTCGAAACCGCGCATGGCACGTTGCTGTTCTCCGAGAACACGGATCAACGCTTCCGCGCTATCCAAGTTGTCGACGTCCGCGCCCACCGCCCGCATGTTTTCTTGCAAACGGTTGGTTGCGGCCTGAATAGCACCTGTAATTTCGGCATCCCAAAGAGACGTTTGGACTTCTGCTAACTGGCCGAGCGCCTGACGGTCACCGTTGGCATACATGAACAGGATGCCGCGGCGTAAAGCATCTACGGCTTTTTGCTGGTTTGAGCCTGTTCCTGTACCACCTTGTGCGCCGCGCTCCATTTGCAAACGCAGAAGCGTTGGGCTGCCGGTAAGTTCTGCGGCACTAAGCTGAATAGGCTGACCATCTTGGTCTACCAAGAAGCGAGAGAACTCTTCAGAGTTTAAAAGCTCTACAAGTGCCTGCGGGTCTTCTCCGTTGGCTTCAAGCTGGGTCAGCAAGTAATCCGCGGCATCCGCCATTTGTGCGTCGGACAGAGCGCCTGTCGCGTTAGCTGCGTTATCTGATTTGAAGCGACGTAACAAACCTAAGACGCCGTCGTAAGCCAAGCTCAATGCTTGTGGAACACGCTTAACAACCGTGTCTCCCACCAAGCCGCCACCAATGCCGCCGACCATTTCTGCACTGAAACGAGCCCAAGCGTCGCCGGGGGCAACATTTTCAACACCATAAGCAAAAGCGCCTGTACCTACAACGGCACCAAGTTCTGTCAAACCAGTACGAATAGGAGTTTCGCGGGCCAAGGCCCCCGTGCGCTCCATGCTTGCCTCAACGCCACGAACCAGACGCGTGGACAGCGGTGCGCGAGCATCGGCTGCCAGATTGTCCAACACGGCCCGTGCGCCAAGATTAACTTTGCCTGAAATAAGGAAAGGCATCGGCAAGAACGCGGCGGCACCCATGGTCGATTTACCCGCCTCAAATGCAGCGGCAGTGCCGGGCACAAAGGTGGGTTCTGGACCAATCAGGGATTCTTGCGCGGTTCTGGTTGCCCAATCACCAAAAATTGCGCCACCAATACCGGTCAAAATAGGCACACCAACGCGAACTGCGGCAGTCCAAGGCGTTACCGGAGGAACGCCAGAAACAGAGAGGTTACCGGCTTGCATACCACCGTAAAAACCACCGGCTGCGCCAGCGGCAGGGGCTGCCTCACGAGCAAAACCTTCCCAAAAACCGCCGCCTTCTTGGATCGGGCGGCCTTCTGCATCACGCGCAAACAAGGAAATAATTTGAGCGTCAGTTAATCCCCGACCTTGCTGCATACCTAAATCACGCAGAACACCGGCATCGCCGGCACGCAAAGCGTCATAACTCAGGTAATTCGGACCGCGGTCTTGGATACGCGCATCACGAGATAACGTATTCGTGAGCATTTGGGCGAACCCGGGAACGGGATCGCCTTGTGTTCTTAGAACATCGACGACTTCGTTGAATTCATCCTGTCCGAAGGTTGCTCGGGGAATGAACAAGCCTTCGGCAGGAGTAGTTGCTGTAGTGCCCGGAGTGTTTTCTTCAGCCATTTATTAATTCCCCTGTCCAGTAGCTTGGTTCATGATTTCCTGCGCTCTTTCCAAATCTGCGGCATTGGCAGTATTTGAGAGAGTTAGGATTGGGCCAAGCAGACCTTCCAAGCGTTCGATTTCAAACAGTTTCTGGCTAAGAGTGCTATTAAGCGCACTGTCGATAGGCGTACCGCTTGCACGAAGCGTAAGAATGCGGGCTTTCTCGGTGCGCAGCTCTTCCGCCAAACGAGTAAGTTTGCGAGCTTCCGAAACAGGGTTGCGGAAGAACGAGCGTTCGTCTGGGAACAACTGAGCCGTGGTTTCCAGATCGGCGACCGCAAAGCGAGGCGATGCAGACAGCGCCGAACGACCAAATACGCGAACCATTTCGATGTACTGACGTGCATCCTGCGTATCGCGGAACATTTCCCCAAAATACTCTGGAGCAATCGTACCACCAAGCAGTCCGTCGACACCGGCATAAACCTTGGACCAGAAACCAGTACCCAACCGAGCCTGACGCAGCGCGTCACGGACGTTGTTTCGTGTTTCTTGGTTCAATGGATTGCCTTCGGCATCTGTCATTCCGCCGATAAGGTCATTTTCCATGGCATCCAAGGCTTCTTGCGCACCCGCGCTGACGCGAGCGTTGCGGTTAACCTCGTAAGCAATGGTGTTAGACACTTCAAAGCCATTTGACGGAACAGTGCGTTGTACGCCATTTGCGTCCGTAAATGTGCGGCCACCGTCGTAGCTGGTGTAAACGCCACTTTCGAAGCCTTCGCCCGCTGGGACGTAGAAGCCACGAGGCGACACGTCTTCTGTACCAAGACGGAACATCGTTGCGGAACCCGGAGTTGCAGAGTTAAGGCGGTTAACATCCGCCACAACAGCCTGACCTTCCGGAGTTTTGATGTCCACAACACGCTGTTGAGGTTGACCGTCTGTACCCGGCATCGTAACGCGGAAGTAAGACGGTGTAACCGAGACGTCGCGGTCCAGAATATCCATGCTCTCGCCGGTACGCTCGTTGATACGAACGATTGTGACGCTGCCATCTTCGCCTTGAAGCGTTTCGAAGCGGTAGTCGGGATCGATACCAAGCAGAACCTGACGATCTTCCAACTGCAAGCCTTCGAAGGCGTTGCGGTCCATACCAAACTTGCCGAAGTAATCGCGGTCCGTGAGGACAGGAAGACCCTGCAAGTATTGCTTCTGCGTTTCATCCAGACCGTTAAACTGCTCTTGCGTCATGCCAAAGCGGTTGAAGTAATCGCGGTCGCTGACTGGAGCGGTGTATGCCGTATAAGCATCCGCACCATACTGAGAAGCAATTCCGTTAAGTTCGTTTGAACTCAAGTTTGGTGACGATCCTGCCGGATAAGTTCTGTTACCCAGAGTAACATCCATGTTCAGTGTTACCTGAGTGCGGTCTTGCGCACGAGACAGCAAGCTTTCTGGGCTGTACGTGCCCATGCGAACCGCGCCGCTATTCACCAAAGAGCTATAAAGAGCTGTTCCGGGGATCGCGGCCAACTGACTGCCGTCCGTCATCATGAAGTTTTCAGCACTTTGTGGGGTGCCCGAGGTCTTCGGCATGGCGCGAACGGTAACGTTTTCCATACCGTACTGTGCATAAAGCCCTTCTAACTGACCACGGGTCAAGGGCCGTTCACCGAGGTTTCTGGTAACGGGCTGGCCGTTTTCGTCCGTTTCGGTAACCGCTACGGAGTAAACATCACCAATGTCTTTATCTTGAGCGGCCAACGCTGCCGAGCGTTCTGCGCCATACAGGCTTTGTGCGCCTTGCAATGCCGCTAAGTCAAGCTGACGCTGTTCAGCTTTTTGGCCTTGTTTAAATTTGCCGAACTCACCAGCCCGCGCACCGATGTTGCCAAGAACCGGCGTAAATGCCTCCGCAAAGCGCGACACAGGGCTGACATTCCGCTCGCCCGGGGTGGCAAGCATCAGGCCGCCTTGCGCGATGTCAAAAAGCATCTGCGCTTGGGTAAGATTACGCTGCTCTTCGAGGTCCACTGCGCGTTGCGCCGGATCGAAAAGCTGGCCGTAGAGGGCCCGCTGTTCGTTGAAGAGTTCTTGCTGACGGGCGTTAGGCATGGAGACGCCGCCATCAGCCATGTACTGGACCGCGCCTCCTTGGTTAAAATTTACAGGAGCTGGGCCTCCTTGACCCGGCATTGGCGCTTCTTCCGCCATGCTTACCGTCGACATAATGCCGCCAGCCATATCACCTTGTATTGGAGTATCCATTGCTTCGGGAGCCATGCTTCCGATGCCCTGATCTACCAATGCAACCTGCATAATCGGCTGAACCAGCGTCAGAACCGAGTCCGGCGTCTGTGCCGCATCTGCGTCACCAACTACTCCGGCCAGCTCCATGCGCCGATCTTGGAGAGGTGCCTGATCGCCGCGGATCGTGTTGATAATTTGCTCGTAATCTTCAGTTTCGGCTGCCGCGTCCAAGTTCCCGAAAGAACCGGCGGCTTGCTGAAGCATTGATTCGAGGACCGCGGGGTCAATGCCTTGCTGCATGGCACCCATGGCGGCCTGATCCATTGGCATGTCCTGCGGGACAGGAAGAGCTGCTGCGGAAGGTGCCGGGGGCATTCCCATTCCACCTTGTGGAGCCGGAGGTGCCATCATCGGATCGCCTCCTGCCTGCATACGACGTACCTGTCCGCCATTGGCAAACATCTGTCGATCCATTACGCCTCTATTCATCATCCAAATAACCCCGCTTTAGCTGCGCCGCCTGCGGCTGACAGACCGGCTATCCCCAGACCCAAAATTTGCTGGGCGGGGGATACTGTTGGTGCAGTGGTGCCAGTAATACTTTGCTGAGACGACGGAGCGCCTTTGTAAATATCTGACAAGAACGCCACACGTTGATAAGGCTCGTACATTTGTTGCAATTGCGTCTGGCGCTGTGCTTCCAGAGTTGCTTGCTGTTGAGCCTGTTGCTGTTTGCCAAGGTCGAACAAGAAGCCCTGCTCCCGCTGACCCATTTGCTGTTGTAGTTCGCCAAGAGAAGCCTGACGTAGACCCAGAGTACCAAGAGCTTCGCCTTGTGCAAGACCGAGCTGGCCGTACTGGGTTCCAAGACCACCGAGGCCTTCGCCAAGGCGGCCCAAAAGTTCTTGGCCTTGAATTCCAAGAGCGCCAGCCGCTTGAGAGCCTTGTACACCAAGACCCGCCTGCGCCTGACCGAGTTGACCGGCTTGAAGACCAAGCTGACCTGCAAGCTGTTCTGCACTGATGCCCATCTGACCGGCTTGCGCAGCGATATTGGCTTGCGCTTGCTGACCCTGAAGGCCCAAAGCTCCGGCTTGACTGGATAGCTGACCTGCAAGCTGGGCTGCATTCATACCAGTGGTTGCTGCCAACTGTTGAATATTCATGCCTGTTGAGGCCAAGGCTTGTGCGTTTGCCGCAGCCATCTGCTCGCCAGACAATCCAAGTTGACCGGCGACCTGTGCGGCTTGAATACCTTGCTGACCGATTTGACCCGCACCAGCTTGCGCCAATTGTTCTGCGGACATACCCAATTGGGCTCCGGACAGGCCAAGCTGGCCCGACGCTTGCTGTGCAGACAAGCCAAGCTGCCCGCCTTGTAGCGCCTGTTGGGCGGCAAGTTGTTCTGCTGTTAGACCCAAAGAACCCGCAGCTTGCGCCGCTTGCGTTCCAGCTTGCGCACCTTGCGCACCCAGAGCCCCGGTAAGTTGTGCAGCCTGTTGGCTCCGACCTTGCTGGGCCTCATAAGCTTGTTGAGCGCGTTGCGCGGCGCTTTCAAAGCCCGCCTGACGCATCTGAGCGGCAGTCCGACCTTGTTGTTCCAGTACGTTGCGGCCTAATTCGGCTTCTGCGACGGCTTGGCGTGATCCGCCGAATGCGCCTGCACCAACTGCTTGCGCACCAAGTTGCTGTTGCTGAATTTGACCCGCACGAGCGACGTCTGCAAGTGCTTGCTGTACCGCAGCGTCTTCGTAACCGCTCATAAACGGGCTAATTTGGCTCGGATCAAAGGCTCCAGTGGTGCCTGCCAGACCGGCAATTCCGCTAATTGCGGAACCCGTCCCTAATGCGCCAGCTTGTTGTAGAGCCGTCGCTGCGTCGGCAGTAATACCGCGAGCGCCGGTTACAGCTTGTTGGCTTCCTGCCAAAGCATCTTGATATGCACCAATTCCGCCCACCCCCGCGGTTTGAGCGGCTTGTTGACCAGCAAGCGCCTGAAGGCGCGCTTGGTCCGTAGCTTGAAGAGTGTTTTGTTGTGCAAGTTGTTGCGCAGTTAACGCGCCTTGACCCATTGCACCGTAAGTTCGAGCGCCTGCGGTGGCCGTTTCAAGCTGGCCCTCCAGAGCCTGCCCAACACCGCGTCCACCAGTAGCTGCGCCCGCCGCAACGTTTGCAGCGTCTGATGCGGCTCCTTCCATCCCCATTCGTGCCGCACCAATACCCGCGGGAATAGCGTCATAGGCCGCTAACTGGTCGGCCATCGACTGACTTGCGATGGTCCGTGCGCCTTGGGCCGCGGTCCCCATAGCGCCAGTCGCGGTTTCTACCGCACCGGCACCATAATCTATGGCACCGCCAATACCGGTTTGAGCCGCTTGAACTTGACCCGGAATATTTGCTGCGCCAGTGCGCATAAGACCGGCAGCTTCCGTTTGAAACGGGACGGCGTCCGCCATTACACCGCCAAGAGCGGTTTGTGCGTCGCCAAGCGTGTAGCCTGCTTCTGTCAGATACGGCTGATAACCGCCAATACCCTGTGCTGCGAGTTCCGTGGCGCTAACTTGGAGGGCCGACATGTCCGCCACAAGCTGCGGCGGAATTGTGATGCCTTGGTCTGCGAGTGCTTTTGCGGATTGTAGAAGCCCAATTTTATAGGCTTCAATATCCGGGGCTTCGCGGACTATCTGTTCTGTTACTTCAGCCATTACGCTGTCGCCCTCCCGCGGCTCTCAAGATTACGCATGACCGAATACATGTTCTTGATGCCGTTATTTAGGTTTCCGTTCCCCATACCGCGGACCGCGTCTGTTGTCATGACAAACTCGCCGGGCATGAGCATTGCGCGGACACTGTCCTGCCCCGGAATACCCTCGTCGGGCATGATGCCGCCGTTGCGGCGCGGGAAGATCGCTCCACCGTCAGCCGCAGTCACATAAGGACGGGCAAACGGGCCACCGGGGGTGCTACCCTGAAGGTAGTTACCACCTTGGTTGTAAGTGTACTGAGTGGGGACCGAATACGTGCTGTATTCCGGTGCCCGGATGGTCAAATCGTTAATTGCGCCAACCGAAGAACTTGCTCGTGGAACGTAAGTGCCTGTTTCGGGGTCCAAAACTTGGTCGCCCAAGTCGGCAACAAGGTATTTACCCGGATCGGCGGCAACGAGGTCTTCGCCAGTAATAATATTGCCGTCTGCATCGCGCTGGGCGATGTCTAAAGGCTCGGCAGGTATTGGGCTAAACGCGCCAGAAGCCGCTGCGACACCTGTACCGAGGGCCGCGAGCGGCCCATAAGTACGCAAGAAGCCCGGAGCTGCGCTTGCAACTGCCGATTCCGCTGCTTTAGTCGCAGTAGAGGCTGCCACGCTTGGCGTCATGCCGGGCAACGTCATAGCGTTGTTGTAAGCGTCCGTATATGCCGCATTGCTAAGTTGCGTCGTTTGAGCGGCATTTGGACCTCCCGGGAAGAACGCATCCTTCATGCCTTGAGTAAAGCTGATGTCGTCGCCCGGAGTAACCGCCCCTTTGATGCTTTCCATAAAGCTAGGAGGCTCGTAGGCCGCGACTTGCGGGCCAATCACTGGATTGACCGTCGCACCGGCAGGAATTTGACCGCCTGCTGGGATAGTCATACCGTTGCCGTTCGCCAAAGTAACGTCAACCGCGGAACCGGTGTTGTTCAGGCGAGCAATCGAGGTATCCGCCGTGCGAAGAGCTTCAGTTGCGTTAGTTACGTTCGGGTCTGCCGAGGAAACCGCCTCGGTGCGTACTGCACTGGTGTCGCCTGCGGCTTCGGATGCGCCTTGCGCTGTTTGTGCCGGAGCTTGCGCTGCGCCCGTCGGGACATACTCGCTGAAGAACCCTTGTTTGCCAGCGTTGGCCGCTTGAGCCGCTTCGCCGCCAAATACATTTGAAAGCGAAGTTTGTGCGCCAGAAACGGTTTGTCCAAAACGACCAATCGGGTCAGCTAGACCCGTCTTGATGTTTTCCATAAACCCGCCGCTTCCTGTGAAGCCTTGGAAGACTGCGCCCGTTGCGCCTGCAACCAAAGCAGACTTGAGGGCGTCTTTGATCGATCCGCCTTGTATCAGCGTTCCGATACCAGAACCAAGCGCCGCACCGTAGATAGGTCCGAGAGGCGTGAACGACAAAGCAATCGGCAAGATGACGGGAGCCACCTTCTTGACCACTTTGACGACCGACTTAACAACGTTCTTAACGGCTTTTACTATGCCTTTAAAAAGCTTTTTAAGGAAAAACTCCGGTGCGCCTGTTTCAGGGTTCAAGCTGTTAGCTTCAGAACCCACAACGTAGCGTTCTGGGTCTTCGACACCCATTTCCCGCAAACGTTGAAAAATACTTTCTTTAAGCTCTTCGTCTTGCTCGATTAAAGCAAGCGGGATGACCAATTCCCCAGTTTGAAGGTGAGCAACAACGTCGTCGCCCTCGCGGCCCATAGCCGCCATCTTCTTGGTCAGAGCAGGAAACTGTGCGATGCCCTCATCGCCGTATTCTTCGGTGCCGTCATCGTCTTCGCCGTAAACCGCTTCAATCTCATCATCGTCCATGATAAGATCGCCAATACCACCGTCGGGAACGGTTAACTCATCAATTTTTTGCGCTTCTACTGCCATTATCCCGCTCCACCAGTGATACCTTGCGGCATGGTTACGTTAATAATTGTACTTCTCTTTTCCCCTCCAGTCCATGAAGAACCGCACTGCGGGCAGTTCCCATCGGGATAAGATGCAATTTCTTCGGGTGTATCCACCTCATTACTACATGTAACACAATGCACCACATCTACGCTAGTAGAAGGTAGCCATTTACTACCGTTTGGCATTGTGATGATGGTTTTATCAGTCATAGTTTTTCCTCACAACTGGAGCTGGGATACATTTACCAGCACCGAGGGTGCCGACGGCGCGAAGGCTGATGCCGTTAATGCGTCCAACAAAACGTTTGTATCGTTCGCCGCCCAATACAGCTCAACGTAATCGGTGGCGGCAAGAGAGATGGTGTAGTTCAACGATATGGGCAAATATCCGTTGTTGGCGTCTATTGTCACAGCACGGGTTGAGTCGGCAACATCCGTGCCGTTCTTTCGAAGCCAGAAAAATATGTTTTTCGCACTGGCGCTCGTCGAAGTTAACTGGATTGTGGCGTCCACCTGATAATAACCAGCCTCGACAACGTTTAACCGCGACCCGCTGCTCAAGGTAACCCCGTTAGTGACGAGTGTGTCCGTCAGGGTAATGGCGGTTGCCGTGTTGATAGCCCCCAGCGTCTGATCGACCGCAGCGTCAAAACTGCCGTAGTCCAAACCAATTGGAACGGTAGGTCGCACCATGATTTCGCCGTCTGTGGCGTCTACTTTAAGCACCGCAGCAATAACAATCACACCATTTGGTGCCGTTGGGCGCACATTAGTAAGCAAACCGGCTGTAGTTGGCGAGACATACAAAATGTCGCCCACACTCCACGTCTCTGCCCCGGGGCCCGTGGTGTCTAAACCCCGCACCTTGCCGTATAACGTCACCGGGCCAATATCTTGATCTGGCATGTCGTGCGTGGCTACACCCACAAAATACAGCTCGTTTGCCGTGTTGTTGGCAATATAGGGCGCAACCTTGATTTCGCCGTTTACCCCAACAAAACCCACGACTTCGCCATTATTGATTTGGCTTCCGGTGTCGTTTTTGACCCGCATGTAGGTCTCAAAACCAACTTGCTGGACAACGCCGTCGCCCATCGTAATGTCGACGGTCTCTTCGTTGAGGTTCCACGTCATCTGGCCTTGGTCCACGTTCCCCGTGGCTTCCGTCAACGTGATTTCAGTGGCGCGTAGCGGCCCGGGGTTGATGGATTGCTGAAGGTAAACAGAAAACGAGCGAACAACCTCGGTCAAGTACCGCTGGTCGTATTGAGCTGGAGGAAGTGGAAAGTAAGGAACCGGTTGACCGCGGGATGCCATCAGCGCCTCCCATCGGGTCGCATGTCGTAGCGAAGGCTACCCAAGCGCCACGCAACTCCTGTGTCGTCGGACTGCACCTGAATGCTGAACTGACGACCACGAAGTCTCAAGTTAATTTGTTCCGTGTCGTCTCCAACCTGACTGGTCACCGTTTTCAGGTAATTACCGTTGCTGTAATTGCGTACACGCGTCGTAATATCAAGCAAAGGCACCGGGGCGCTTGAGTTTCTAAACCCAACATCGGGGATCAAACGGCTCAAGAACGTAAATTGCTGACCGTCGCCCATGTCCATCGGGCTGGAGCTGACATATGCCGTAATAGCTCCCGCCGGGGACACGCTGCCGTCGTCAAATCCAAACTCGTGGTTGTACAAGAAATTGTCTGGCGATGCCGCAATCGGATATTGCTCAATGCCGCGGTCAATCCAGCAAGTACGAGGCAAGTTACCGTAATACCAGACCTGCTCTAGCGTGTTGTAGACCACATAACGGTCGTTTTCAGAGCTGCTCGAAGACGGGTAGAACCACCAAATCTCATTGTTTTCGGAGTTTACCGCTGCGGTGACCTTGTCAAACTGACCGACGTTGATGTCGTCAAAGACGTAATCCCGTACCGAACACGGAATTTTCTGAACCGCACCGTTGTACATGTAAAACTCAGAGATACCCATCCAGAATATCTGATCCTCGACAGGAACCGCGGTCAGCGGTCCGGCAATCGTGGTGTTTTCAGAAATAAGCTGGATACCAAAGGTAAACGGAGGGCCAAGGTACTGCATTGCGTACATCGAGCTGTCCGTAAAGACGATAACCTGTTGGCGCGTCTCTACCGCAGTGACAATCTCGGACCCCGAGCCGAGGCGCAAGTCCCCCGCCGTAGTCAGCGCGGTGCTTTCCCACTCGGTCAGGCTCTCTTGGTCAGAAAACCGGATCAAAAGCGGGTCTTGTACGCCCGGATCGTTCTGTGGATCACACCCAAAAGCAATTACGTGGCGGTCACGGTCAGAGACCAAAACCTGCTTGGCAATTGTCGGTGTGTAATTTGCTCCCGCCAGCGACGACAGCTCAACACCGCGTGTGCTAGTGCCGTTGGTTTTGTCCCAATAGTAAAGACCACCGTCGCGGACGTTAAACAGCAAGTCCTCACCAAAGTTGTCGTGGCTCCAAATACGAAGCTTAGAACCCTCCGCCAAAAGGTTGGCAGCCGATCCCCACGCGCCGCGGGACCAAGTCCCGGCACCCCAGCCAGAACCCACAACCGTGGTGTCCAGACCGGTGTTGATTTGATATGCGCCTACTACTGCCGCGCCGCCGTTGCCGCTATCACCGGTTGTAGCAAAAACAGGGGTTTCGTCTAAACCGCCAGAAACGGTAATCGACGGGATCGTCGATACAATACGCGCCGTGATGTAATAGGTGTCGTTGTCTTCAACGTGAACCACCTGATACTCTTGATTCAGAATATCTGCGGTAATTTCGTCGCCCAGAGAAACCGCGCCAGAAAACGTCACGAAGTCGTCGTCATTACAGCCATGACCCGTGTCATTCACAGTGATCGTTGCGCAAGTAACCGCATCACCGCTGGTGTGCGCGGTTGCCGTCGTATCAAACTGGGCACGAACGCAGTTTTGCAAGTCGTTGCCCGAAACGTTCGAATACAGAATAATTTCGGAGTTGATCTTGATGTAGCCGTTTGACGGGAAGCCTGTCGTAGAAGACAGGGTAATCGTCACGTCGTCATCAGTAACGTTGCCGTTTAACGTGTTAGCCGCCGCGGAAAACGTGACGTCTCCCGCAGCGGTCGTAACGCGAATAGGTGTGATGTCTGAATAGCCGCCGCCTTCGTTAATGTAGTATTTTAAGTGCGTTCCCACACCCAAATACCGCTCACCCGAAAGCGCCACCCACGGATGGAGAGCGCGGCAGGTGCCTAAAAAAGTGGTGGATGACAGCTTTTGCCATCCACCAATTTTTTCAGGAAAGCCGTAGCGAAACCGGACCTTGTCACAGTCGTACCAACCACCTTCGTTGGTGTACGAGGTTACCTCTCGGTTAATCCCGGGTCTGAACTGTAACTTGGTAAGAGGCATATCATCCGTTCACTACTTCGGGCTCTTCTTCAGG